TTTCTAAGTTGTTTAGAAATTTCTGTATATTACTATTACTAGCGTCAGCTTTGGCTTTGTCCAGGGCCGCCTGTATATCTTTGGCCACCTGTTGTTTGCGTGAAAATTCCTGGTTTTCAATGGTAAGCACGTGACTGCTATATCCCACACCGTTGAAACTTGGACTTTTAAATGTGTAGTCGTTGAATGGGGCGCCATAGATGGTGGTTGACCATATAGCGATTCCGGTTAGAATAACCTTGTTGAAAATACTCATACTGCTACCTCTTTTTATTATTATTATCGGTAGTAGAATCGTCGAGACTCTAGCTCCTATTAGTATTTAACAGGATCTAGAACAAATTTTAAGTGGGTTTATTTAAATCTAGAGAGAATTTCTTCGTAAAACGTGTCTAACTCGCCGCCGAACTTGCCCATCAAGTGTTCAGCTAGATCTTCGCACAATTTTTCGTTTTTTTCTTTGTATGCTTTAACAAAAGCTTCGTGTAACTCAACATAAGTAGCTAATTTTGATAGCCCATCAATGCCAATTTTTTCTACTGGTATTACGCACCAGGCGCTTAACATTTCCCCATTAACAGGAAAACTTTCTAATTCTAATACTGTATGCTTCTTTTTAAGGCCCTCAACAGCCTGTTTATCCCAAACAATTTGCATTTTAGCTTCCAAAAACGTTATTTAATTGTTGTGTAACTCGAACAAAGGTTGTACACTTACTCAGCTGTTTAAGTGTAGGTGCCCCAACATAAGTGCAGGTGCTACGTAAGCCACCTAAGATATCACGTACTGTTGTTTCTACTGGACCTCGGTAATTTACTGAAACAGTTTTACCTTCTGAACTACGATATTCAGCAACTCCGCCGTGATGTTTATCCATAGCTGTATCTGAACTCATTCCGTAGAATGTAACTTTGCCATCTTCTACTGTGCCGCCACCTTCGTCATGCCCGGCTAGCATACCGCCTAACATTACAAAGTCTGCACCCGCACCAAAAGCCTTAGCAACATCACCAGGACAAGTACATCCGCCGTCAGCCACAATGTGTCCACCAAGACCGTGAGCGGCATCGGCGCATTCAATGATAGCACTAAGCTGTGGGTAGCCCACACCAGTTTGCCTGCGAGTAGTACAAACACTACCAGGCCCAATACCAACTTTAACAATATCTGCACCACGTAAAATTAATTCCTGTGTCATGTCTGCTGTAACTACGTTACCAGCAATAATAGTATGTGTTGGATACTTTGCTCTTACTTTCTCTACAAAGTCTCCAAAATATTCACTGTAACCATTGGCTACGTCAATACAAATGTATTTAATGTCAGTAAAGACAAATAGAAGTTGTTGCAACCGTTTCCAGTCTGCATCACTGATGCCTGTACTAATAGAGGTATGGTACGTATCAACGTCTCTGTAATTAGCGTTCCAATCATCAATGGTATAGCTTTTAACTAAACAAGTAAACAAAGGAAAACTACGAAGTGTTTGGGCCATAGCAAAAGTACCAACACCGTCCATGTTAGCAGCCATAATAGGCACTCCGCTAAATGTTAGTTGACTATGTTTAAATGTATATGTACGATTTAAATCTACATCACTACGTGACCGTAATGTTGAACGCTTAGGAACAAATAATACGTCCTTAAAGTCTAACTTGATTTCATCAACGAGACGCATAGGTACGTTTCTCCAATTTAAGTGCGTGATAAATTGCTTGTACACCTTGTGCTTGACTAACGCAATCTTCTAAGGCATTGTGTAGGCCGGCTTTGTTCTTTTCACGTGGATCTCCGTGTACACCGAATAAGGTACGGCTATCACGTATTTGCCAAAACTGCCAGGGAGTTGGCCAGCCCATTTGTCTATAGATATTTTCTAAAATAACGATGTCAAACGCAGGACCTTGACACCAGATATTTTCTACACCTACTGTAAATTTGTTTAATTGCTTGTACATAGATTCTAAGCTAATACGGCCTTCCGATCCTAGTGCTTCTTCGCGAACGTCTTCGGCTTGCCGTCCCCACCATTCTAATGTATCAGCTTGTACTTCTCGACCTAACGCCAACTGTTCGTCGACATCAATACGGAAGTAAAGGCTATCGCCAAACTTATCTGGTATAAACGGATCAAACTTTACAGCACCCAAAGTGAGAATAGCACAATCAGGGCGTGTTCCTAAACTTTCTAAATCGAGCATTATGTCCATATAGACATTATACTATATTAAGTGTTTTGTGTCAAGATTAAACGGATATACCTCTAGAGGCATTAGAGATAAAATTTGGTATTCCAGTATCAGTGGCAACTAGATAAGCAGGACTAGCACAACCATTAAGTCCTACCTTAAGTGTTCCGTTATTAACAGTTGAAATGTATTGTTTATTAATACTGTTATAATATTGATTCATTGCCCATTGCCAGGATTTAAAATATTTAGGATTATGATGATATATCCAATTATTACTCTGGAATATCATTGACCCAAGATATTTGTTAACCTGAAAAGTTTCTGGATTGTAATCCGGGCAACATACATCGTTATACACTCGTCTGTAATTTGCATTTTTATGCGGATTGTTTAAAGTATAAAAGTCTTTAAGATAGTGCGCTTGGAGTACAGGAATCTGTGGCATGTCTGGGGTCCAGAAGAATAATTCATAGTTTCTTCCTGCATCAATGCCACCGGTTGCAATGTCTAAGAAGTATGCGTAAAAGTTTCCATTTTCAACTTTACAAGATATCTTGTCGCATCCTAGTACAATACCAATATTTTTATTTTTGCGTTCTTGTTCTAGTTCTTGTTCCGACTTGCGATTAAATTTTACATAAGCTGTTAGCGTATGACTTGGACTAACTAGTGCGTCTTCGCCAAACTCATTGGCTGTAAGATCATCTGAATAATCATCAATTACTATATTTGTTCGGGGATAATTTTTACTAATGTTTTCTAATACCGGAAGTACAGCATATTCAAACTCGCTGCCTAAATTTGATTCATGTAAATTTGTATTTGATGCTGCTCTGTACTTGCGTTCTGCTTTTGGCCAACGTGTATATACTTCGTCAACATGAATGCCATTGGCTAAAAAACTATGTAGGGTAGTCCAGGAATCCATACCGCCACTAAATTGCACAACAATGTAATCGTATTTGTCTCTGAGTTGTTGGGCCCGTTCTCTATACATATCAGCAAGAGTGCCCGTGGGACGCTGGCTCCAATCTAACTGAGAATAGACACTATCGTAAAAGTTCCATGTAACTGGGGTATTAGTTTTACTAGCTTGATATACCGCTTCAAGTTTGTGTATGTAGACGTTGTTGCCTACTTGGTATTGTCCGTATGGCCCATTGATCATTTATTTTTAAGTAGTTTCATCGACTCTGCTTCAACTACACGAGTACGCAAGCCAGAACTAGAGAATGAGTGATCTCTACGATTAAAGATTGCTTCAATGCCACGCATAAATCCTTCACGTTTGCCTGTATACTCGCTTGCTTCATATTCAACACCAAGCACACGAACATCAATAGGCAGGATTAATAACAAGTCCACCAAGTCTTGTTCTGTTTGATAAACAACAACTTCGTCTACATAACGGCAAGCCGCCAGTTGAATTTGACGTTCAACAATGCTCTGCACAGGTTTGTTTTTAGTATCAGGGCGATCAATAGTTGGATCTGTTTGTAGGCCGGCAATTAGATAATCGCAATGGTTTTTAGCTTCAGCAAGCATGGCAATATGTCCTGCGTGTAGCATATCAAATGTAGAGAAGGTAATACCAATACGCTTACCGTCGTCTTTGAGTTTACGTATATGATTGAAAATCATGAGTCTTGCTCGATTTTAACTTGTAGTGGAAATCCGTTGTTACGAGCTAATAGCGTAACTTCAATTCCTTTTTGTTCAGCAATTTCGTAAGGAAGGACAGCTACTACAGCCGAACCTTCTTCGTGAACTTTCATAGTGATTGATTCAGCGGCGCCTTCATCATAATGAAAGATTGCTTTAAGTGTTTCAATAACAAACTCTTGTGTAGTTTGTTCATCGTTAATATAGATAACGCGATACTGTGGTGGCTCAGGAATGTTAGATTTAATTTCAATCTGCGGGCGCACTACAGCTTCGGTTTTAGTTTTTGACATTGATTCGCTCATGATATTAGTTGAAAGGGGAAGTTTGTTCCTTCCCCTTATTATACAGCCTAGTTACTTATTTTGCAAATGTTATGGCAATTTTTTTAGGCTTATCTTCTTCTGGAACAATCTGTTCCAGAGCAATAGCTAAAATACCATTTTGAACTGTGGCGCCACGAACTTCGATGTGCTCAGCTAATGGGAAAGTGCGTGTAAAGTTACGAGCACTAATACCTTTGTGTAAGTACTCAACTTCCTCTTCACGTTTGGCTTGTTCGCCCTTAACAGTTAGAACATTTTCCTTAAGTTCAACATCGATTTCGTCTTCAGCAAATCCCGCAACGGCTACTTCGATAACATAGTGAGTGTCATCTAGTTTAACTACGTTGTGTGGAGGATAGTTATCGGATTTGCTGTTAGCAAAGTTACGATTTAGCTGTTCAAATAAACTATCAAAGCCAATAGCTTGGCGATGAATTTGGTTTACGAATGTAGGTAAATCAAGGGTGTGGATTTGTAATTGTGTCATTTTATATCTCCTTTATTAAGCAAAATATGACTATAGTTGTAGACCCGACTATCGGCATCTACAAATATATTTATACACGATTTTAGTGAATTAGTATAGCTTTTTGGGTAAAGACTCAGACGCTAATTTTTTACGCCAGCGGTTCTTAGCAGCCGCTTTAGCTTTTTTTCTAGCGGTTGTAGGTTTTTCGTAGGTTTCGCGTTCTTTTAGTTCGCGAAGTAATCCCGATTCCAGGACTTTCTTCTTGAATTTACGTAATGCTTTTTCCACAGGTTCGTTCTCACGCAAGGTGACTGTGTTGCCTCTACAAACGATTGGACCGCCTTTTTGTTGATATGCCATAAGTTTATTTAGTTGGGTTATTATTTCTTTAAATATTCTTCAATTTGACTACGCTCTAAATCAGTTAATGCTTCTGCATCATAACGCCCAGCTGCTATTTCGTCAACTAAGTGTTTAATGTACAGTTCATCGTAAGCATACAGGTCTATTTGGGTTTTGTCAACCTCTACCCACTTACTTCCGTTGAATTTAAACAAACGATTTGGTAAGTAATCTGTCCGTAAATAAACATCGCCTTTTGATGGATTTTTTGGATACTCGTTACCAAAACCACTATTAGCACCTTTGCCTAAATCCGGAGCATTATCAGCTTCTGCGGCTAAATGGCTATTCATAACACGTCTGTTGCGACCGGGGGCCGCTTCAGGATTCACTGGGCGTGGCTGTTCTTCAACTTGAGGAGTTTCTACATAATCGCCCGGGCGCTCATCCATCGCCATTGGATTTGTTTCTACTGTAGGTTTTTCTTCGACTTCTTCTTTAGGCTTGTTAAACAAACTGCCCATTGGGAATCCAAATCCAGACCAACGTGGTTTCTTTTCTACTACTGGTAATTCTTCTTCGGGTTCTGGATCGGGTGTGTGTACAACTTCTGGCTCTGGATCAGGTGTATTAACTAAAGTACCTTCCGAATAGTCAGAGTAGTCTGGGATTTCTGTTTCGCGATCAAACACTGGCTCTAATTCTTCATAGGAAGTTACAAATGTAGAATCTGCGTCAGGTTTAATATCTTCTTGCTTTTTAAAACGATTACGTATACGATTTAAAAATGCCGGTAATTGAATTTCTGTATTTGGCTCTTCTTTGGGTTTAACACCACGTAACCATCCAAATGTCATTTGTGCGGCTAGCAACATAATAACGGCTAGTGGGTCAAATACAACGACAATCATGATAATGATCCAGGTTACTGCTTTTTCTAACATACCAGCATCTGGTGCTACACCATACAAGAAAGCCGCAATATACTTAATAGGACCTACTTCGGCTTCTACCTTACGCACTTCGGCACGGACGGGTGCGGCTTCGTCGTTAAGTTGTGCAACAATCCGTTGATTAGATTCAATTTCTCGGGCTAGTGCCTGACGGTCTTTAGCCTGACTACGACGTATGGCCACTGCTTTGTCTGCGCCTTTTTCATCTTGACTACGACCCATAACCTGATCAACAGCATCGTCCATTTGACGCAGTTGCTTACGAGCGGCTTCAATGTTGTCACGTGCAGTCTTAATCTTTTCATCGTAGATGGCAATCTTGGTACCAACGTCACCGCTGACTAGTGTTTGGTCATTGTGTGCTTTTGATAAGAAACCAAAGATACCCATACTTGTAATGATCATTAATACCACAACGGCTGTTACCATATAGGTCTTCATCAAACGTGGAACTTGTGACCAGTACTGTTTAATCCACGTAGCACATACCAGTTTGGCTACCTCCAGGCTTACACCCATAATCATAATAGGTACGGCAGCTGCGGAGAATATTGCTGTTAAGCCAACCACTGAATAGTAGATAGCAACAGAGCTAATGGTAAGACCAGTGAAGAGTAAAAGGTAAGCAAGTATCATAGTCTAATATTTAATAGAGTTAACTACGTAATTATACTATGATATTTGGATTTAGTCAAGGAATTTGGTTAGGCTAATTCTTTAATGGTGAAAGCGAACCATACATCAAGTTTAGTACCGTTATCCACACGCTTCATACAGAGCGTCAGCATATTTGGTGTTGCGCCACCGTACAGGATTACTGGTGCTTCGTCATTGGTTGTGTTTTTGCCGATGATAATACCACTGTGTCGCATATAGGTTCCTGCGGGAACTGTGAATGTGTTACCTTGATTGCTAGAATATTGATCCTGATATATTCTGTATTGTGTTTTGTTATTAACTGTAGTCCACGCAGGAATAGCCGCTCCTGAAATAGTTAGTGGGCCTTCATACCATTCATATACGATGGTGCTTTGATTAGCATTGTTGTTGCCAATTTCGTATTCTACAATTTTAACAAGGTCTGCTGTTGTGGTCCCTGTGGACGATACTTGTAAACTTACCACAGGACGCATAGTATCATCCATAGTCCATCCACGATGAGTTGCTAAAGCGTGGTTGTTGAAAGCAAATGTTTGACCTGCTTG